TTTAATTCCAGTATTAGTTAAAGCAGTACAAGAATTAACAAAAAGAATTGAAGAATTAGAAAATTAATATTTATATTAAACGGAGAAAACAATGGCTTATAGAATAGTCAAACAATTAATGCCAGCACCAACTTCAAGTTTGATAGGTGAAGTAACATTTGATGACCCAGCTTGGGCTTCAAGAAACATTTATGTTGCCAAACTAAGTGGAAGTGCTGATAAATTGTGGGAATATAGTGGAAGTAGTGCAGTATCAGCATCAACCGCAAAAATGAATGAACTAACAGGGTCAGATGATACCGGCCGTGTATATAAGGTTATTCAAATTTAAAAAAAAAACTTTATTTCATAGTATACTATGATATTTATTTAAACATAAAACTATAATAATATAGGAGAATATAGTTATGGCCGAAGAAACAAAAAAAGCAGAAGAGTCTAAAGAAGTAAAATTCACAGATGATGAACTAAAATCATTACAAGAGTTACAAACTAATTACGGAGAAAAACAATCTATGTTAGGACAACTAGCTGTTCAAAAAATATTATTGAATCAACAGATTGATGCTCTTAATAATAGAACATCAGAAGTTGAACAAGAATATCAAACAACTCAACAAGAAGAACGTGATTTAGTCAAAACACTAAATGATAAATACGGGCCAGGTCAATTAGACCCAGCAACAGGCGTATTTACACCATCAAAATAAAAAAAACCTCTAAATTTAACAGTTTGGAGAAGTTAAGTTATATTTATAGTAGAATAAATTTATTCAAAAATTTTAACTTAGGAGAACCACAATGGCTGAAAGAATAGTTTCGCCAGGTGTATTTACTCGTGAAAGAGATTTATCTTTTCTTCCACAAGGGATTAGCGAAATTGGTGCGGCCATTATAGGCCCAACCAAAAAAGGCCCTGCATTTACACCTACAACAATAAATAATTTTCAAGAATTTGAGGAAATGTTTGGGGGAGTCGACCCAAGATTTTATGTTCCTTATACAGTAGAGGCATACTTAAAAAGTGCTGGAACAGTAACAATAGTAAGAGTTTTAGGTATTGGTGGTTATGCTGCAGATACAATTCAATTAATAGCTTCTTTCAGAGCTGCAGCGGGTGCAGGAAGTGCAAGTTTTTCCCAATCATTAGCTGTTTTAGCACCATCACTTGGTTCATCTGGAGCTGGTGATTTCACGGCTAGTTCACTTTCAGGTAGTATGGCCTCTGACGGACTTAAAGCTCAATTAATTGTTTCAGGTAGTAATATTTCAGCTGAAACCTATTCATTTTCATTCAATACAGGTAGTGGAAATTATATAACAGAAGTATTAAGTGAAGACCCACAATCAATTAAATCTGGTGGAAGTTCATCTTCAATTTATGTATATAAAAATTTTAAAGATACAAATCACAATATGCATCGTAATCTTGTAGCTACAAATGGTGGAGTTACAGCATCACTTGCAGTTACTCAAAATGGTTTAAACTTTACTGGTGGAACAACAACCTTTGATTCAGCTGGTGACGCTTCTGATACAACTTGGACTGGTAATAAAGATTATCAATTTGCAAGAACACCATATATTCTATCTCAATTAGCTAGTGGTAAAAGAGAAAACTTGTTTAGAGTTTACACTCGTGGCCAAGGTACTGAAATGAACACAAGCTTTAAATTAGGTATATTAGATATCAAATCAGCCGCAGATATTGCTGGTTCAGACTTTGGTACATTTTCAATACAGGTAAGAGTACATAATCCAAATGGTTCAGATGATGACCAAATATTAGAACAATTTGATAATCTAACATTTGACCCACTATCTTCTAACTTCTTTGCAAGAAGAATTGGTGACAGATGGGTAGAAATAGATTCAAATGGTAAATTAGAATATTATGGTGATTTCCCTAACTTTAGTAAATATATTAGAGTTGGTGATTTTAAGAATATGGTTAAGGATGGAACATTTAAACTACAAAAAACAGTAGTTCCATTCGGATTTGAAGCACCTAATAATCCAACACCAGGTGGAAGTAATGTTCCTACAGCTTCATATAAAAGGACTCAAGTAGACACAAATGGTAATTTTGACAGAAATGTATTTTACGGATTTGATTTTTCAAATTTAACATCAAGACAATATCTGTCTCCAATACCTGCAACAGCAACAGCTGGTGCTAATAAACCCTTCAGTTTGGATGTTTTTTCTACTGGTTCAACAGATGCATCTGAATTAAATGTAACAACATTTGCAGACGGAGCAACTGCTGGTAGACTAAGCATAACTCTTACAAATTCAGCAATACAACAGAGAAAATTCCTTGTTCCTTTCCAATTTGGATTTGATGGAGCAAACCCAGCAGTGGCAATAAAGACTGGTGGTGATATTGTAAATACAAACACTATGGGATTTGATTTATCAGATTCAGCGGCTAGTGGTTCTGTTGCATACAAAAGAGCTATCAACGCTATCAGTAATCCTGATGAATTTGATATTAATTTATTAGCACTACCTGGTGTAATTCACGGATTACACTCAACGGTAACTAATCACGCAATATCTAAGATGGAGGCTCGAGCAGACGCTTTCTATGTGATGGACGCATCTGGATTAAATGATAGTATAGATACTGTAAAGTCAGCTATTAAGACATTAGATACAAATTACGCTGGTATATATTACCCGTGGGTGAAGATTATAGATAGAGACACTAATAGTCCTCTATTTGTACCACCTTCAGTAGTATTACCTGGTGTAATTAGTTTTACAGATAGTGTAGCTCACGAATGGTTCGCACCAGCAGGTTTGAATCGTGGTGGATTAACAAATGTAACAGAAGCAAAAACAAGATTGACTCACGCAGAACGTGATGACCTCTATGAGAATAGAATCAATCCAATAGCTTCTTTTCCAGGTCAAGGTGTAGTAGTATTCGGACAGAAAACACTACAATCAAGACCATCAGCACTTGATAGAATCAATGTTCGTAGATTGTTAATTGCATTAAGAAAGTTTATTGCAAGTACTTCAAGATTCTTGGTATTTGAACAAAATACATCAGCAACAAGAAACAGATTCTTGAATATTGTAAATCCTTATCTTGAACAGGTACAACAGAATAGTGGTTTAAGTGCATTTAGAGTAGTAATGGACGATTCCAATAATACTCCAGATGTTGTGGATAGAAACCAATTAGTTGGACAAATATTCATTCAACCTACAAGAACTGCTGAGTTCATTGTGTTGGATTTTGTTGTTCAACCAACAGGTGCTACATTTCCTGAGTAAGTTTAACTTATAAATAGATGTAACGTATAATGAGAAGCCCCAATTTCGATTGGGGTTTTTCTTTTTTACTTAAAATTTGTTTAATTGATATTTATTTATGATAGAAATAAAAGACTTTTAAAGCTAGGAGATTATAAATGGCTACATTAGACCCTTCAGAAATTATGTTCACACCATTTGAACCGAAAACAAAAAATCGGTTCATTATGTATATTGAAGGTGTTCCCGCATACTTGATAAAAACTATGAACAGACCAACTATTCAATTCGAAGAGATAGTTTTAGACCACATTAATGTAAAACGATACATTAAGGGTAAAGGTGCGTGGCAACCTATTGATATTACATTATATGACCCAGTTGTTCCAAGTGGTGCACAAGCTGTTATGGAATGGGTTAGGTTATCACACGAATCAGTAACAGGTCGTGATGGATACTCAGATTTTTATAAAAAAGATGTTACATTCAATATGCTAGGACCAGTTGGTGACGTAGTAGAAGAATGGACACTAAAAGGTACTTATATTGAAAGTGCAAACTTTGGTGATATGGATTATGCATCAAGTGACCCCGCAGAAATTCAATTAACACTAAAATATGATTACGCAATCTTACAATTCTAATAGGAGAATACAATGACTGAATGGATAGCAGCAAATTGGGAATATGTTTTAATCGCGATTTACGCTTTAGAAAAAATCGTAAAACTTACCCCGACAAAATATGACGATATCGTTTTCGATATGATTCTTAAACCAATCAAAGAGAAATTCGCACCGTCAAAATAATTAGTTATTTCCGAACAAAACAGTTATATTTATAATTGGTTATTAAAAATTAATCACAAAGGAGTCATTTATGGCTGAATACAAATTCCCTACAGAGATGGTAGACTTGCCATCTAAAGGGTATTTTTACTTTGAAGGTCATCCACTTTCAAGTGGCAAAGTAGAAGTAAAATATATGACCGCAAAAGAAGAAGATATTCTTACCTCTCAAAACTTAATACAACGAGGTACGGTAATTGATAAGTTATTGGAATCATTAATTGTAGATACATCAATTAAAATAGATGATATGTTAATTGGTGATAAGAATGCAATTATGTTAGCCGCTCGTATTCTTGGATATGGTAAGGATTATGAATTTGAGTATGATGGAGAAGAACAAACAACAGATTTATCAACACTTGAACCAATAGACTTAGACTTTTCTAAATTACCTAAAGGTCAAAATGAATTTTCATTTGAGTTACCAAATTCAAAAAGAACCGTTACATTTAAGTTATTATCAGGTAATGATGAAAAAACAATTAGTACTGAAATTGAAGCTAGAAAAAAAATAAATAAAGATGTATCAGTTGAGTTAACTACTCGTTTAAAACAGATGTTACTTTCCGTTGATGGTAAAACTGAAAAAAGTTATATCAATAACTTTGTAGAGAACGAGTTTTTATCACGAGATTCATTTGCATTACGTGAATATTTAATAGATGTTACACCTGATATGAATATGAATATAAAAATTACTGATTCCAATGGAAAGAACATAGAGGTTGCGGTTCCGATAACCGTCCGATTTTTTTGGCCTTCCGCCGGAGTATAAACTTGTAATACACGAGGAAATATTTCAACTAATATTACACTCAAAAGGTGGTTTCACTTTTAGTGATGCTTACAACCTACCTATATATCTCCGAACATTCTATTTAAAACGATTACAAACTTTCTATAAGAAAGAAGCAGATGAGTTACAAAAAGAAATGAACAAACATAAGAGTTCATTTAAAAGATAATTTTCTGTATATTCGATATTTATTATTGAGTTATAACACTTAATATCATCC